GCATCCAAGTATTTTCATAATGCTAGGAGGCATATGAAAGAGGTGTATATTAATGGGTGGGCAATATTAATATACAATTTCATTATAACGCCTTGTTAATCAATGTCAAGAACTCGTTCTTAATATTAATCGTTTCGAACCTGACATTACCAACACGGTAATTTTCAATAATGAATTTGAAAAATGGATTGCTGCGTGCAGAAGCAAGAATCGATTCTTCGTCATGATCATCCCGGTCCAAACTCATAATGCAAATATTGCATGGATCATAATCTTCCGAAATGTAGTATCGCTTATTCTCTGTACTGCGCCACATGCCATACAATTTACCGTTGAACCGAACTACACTAATATTTTTACAGTATCCAACCTTCTTCTCAATGAAGGCATCATCGTCATTCAACCAATCATTATCGATGGCATAATCCGAGTAATGCGTGCCAGCAATAAGTTGGCCAAATTTCGTGCTTTTCTTTGCATCCGTATAATCTTCATTCGTTGCATAGTTAACTACAATCAAACCATTCTTGAATGTTTTGAAGTTGGAGTTAAATGGCAGCGTGAGTCTGAAATATGTAAAATATGGGTTACTCTGCGTAATCGCGTTGCCTAAGAAAAACACACGTACATCGCGCATACGTGCAACTGTTTCATAGAAATCCAAGAACGCTTCGACTTCGTTTGGCAAATAATGAAACACACCAGGACCTAATAAAAACTCATCATAAATAATTGTGCGTACTTTCGCGAAGTTTGTGGATTTCAAAATGTTGGCCGTGCTTAATGCCACAGCATAGCCCATCAATTGCTTTTCCGGCTTTTCGTCTGAATCATCCTCATTCTGCTTTTGAATAAAAAATTTATTCCCTTCGCACAATAGAGTATATCCAGGGAATACTTTATTTAAATTGATTGCATCAAATAATTTCTTACTTGCAGAACTAATTTCAGTTTTATAACGACGTAGATAAATAAATTCATTGCCGTTTTTCAAAAAGTCTTTGACGGCCATAACAATGCCGCCATACGTTTTACCAAGACCTCGACTCGTGACGAGGAAATTGAAAGTAGCACCATAGCCAAGCACTTTATCGTAATCGTAGTAGAACTTCTTTGACATAACTCTCCTATATTGTGCCGGCCTACCGAGGATGGCGAATTGCTGGAATCACCAGACAACCGGGGTCGCTACTCTCTTCGAGCGGATTCTTTCCAACCACTTCGGTCAATTTGCATTAATCCAAAGCGGCCAGCACACCTATATTATAACATGTTGTAAATATTACAACAAAAATGTCATTGACATAAGCAATTTAATTAATATATAGTGGAATTACAAACTTAAACGAAAGTGAGGTAAATTAAAGGTTTTGAGCTGACAGGTTTAACTAAGGTCAAATGTAAATTAACAAAATAAGGAATATTACAATGGAAAAACAATCCGCAGAATTAATTATTAAAAACGCTAAAATCGTCTTCGCAGAACTCGAAGACAAGGGCTTCGGCAAGAACATCGTCATTGATGTAACCGACAAGGAACTCCAAGATCTAATCATCGACTTCTACAAGGCCGAGAAGATTGGTTCAGGTAAACCAAAGTTCAAGGACTACACGAATAAGGATGGTAAGACCACCAAGCAGTTTACAATCAAATTGAGCGAATATACCGATATTGAAGGCAAGGATGGCCTCGACGCCAAAGACCTTCGCTTCGGCGCTGTGGTTAACATTCTTGTTCGCACTTATGCCTGGAACAACACATTTGGCGAGGGCATCTCTGCTCGCGCTCAGAGCATCTTCATTCTTGAAGGTGGTGCCAAGACCAACATGGCAAAAATCGCAGAGTAATTGAAATTTGGGTCGGTTTAGGCCGGCCCAAAATCAAAGACAATGTGCTAAAATAAAATCATTAAAATTTAACAAAGTGAGGTAAAAATGCCGGCAAGGTTCAAAGCAGATTATGTCGCTAAAATTAAGCGTGAGGTGCGCCGGTACCAGAAGGAACGCTCCAAGCTCATTCGGATGGGAGTGTTCGAAAATGTTCCGAAACGTATATCTTATCGTGATCTAACGAGTCAGTATTATACCAAGCGTGAAATGAATAAGCAGCTCAAAGAAATGAGCGTATTCACCGCTGCGAAAGCATTAAAAACTGAAAAAGTCAAAGGTAAGGTATTTACTAAATATGAAATCGCAAAATTTCGTCTACAATTAGGCCGACAGCGTAAAGCAATTGAACGAGAATTAAGCTCAATGGTGGGGTTTGATGCGGAATCCCCTCTTGCGCATAATGAATATATTAAAATGCTTGAAGCACGCAAAGTAGAGTTATCTGAAAATTGGCGAAATATTATAGCAGGTCGTGTTGGAGCAGAGGTCATGACTCATGATGTTAAGGCTGAAAATTTCTATGATAACTTCGTAAAAGCATTATTCGATGATGCTAATCGCTTGGGTTTTCCAGAAGATAAAATTCGTGAGATGGTTGCTAAAATGAATAAATTAACACCACAACAATTTTATCGTATGTATCGAGAAGATCCAAACATTAGTTATATCTTTGGATATTATGGTGCAGAAGTAAAAGGCAACGGATCTATTCCAGACGACGATGCTTTGCAAGCCTTTCAGGACTTATACAATAAGATGGATTTGGTAATCGAACGATATAAAAATATTAAATAACGAAAGAGTCAAATGCGACGTTTCACGTGTGATTTTGAAACTACAACAGATTTGAATGATTGTAGGGTGTGGGCTTATGCGCTTTGTGAAATAGGAAACCCAGACAATTTCATCTACGGTAATAAAATAGATGATTTGATTGAATGGTGCAAGGAGCAAAAAGACAATGTTGCACTCTACTTTCATAACCTAAAATTCGATGGAGCATTCATTACCTATTATTTGGAAACACATGGATATTCGTGGATACCAGAAGTAAAAGAAGCTGAGGATAATACCTATTCTACCCTTATAACAAACATGGGAGCGTGGTATTCGATTGAGATATTCTTCAAAGTAAAAGGTAAACATCGAAATAAAGTTACAATTTATGATTCATTAAAGATATTAAATATGCCTGCCGAGAAGATTGCAGAAGGTTTTGATTTGCCTATTCGCAAACTCGAACTTGATTACACGACTTATCGTGAACCAGGTCATAAACTAACACAGCATGAAATTGATTATATCAGAAATGACGTTGAAATCGTTGCGAGGGCGCTCGACGTGTTATTTAAGCAGGGTCACACAAAAATGACTATCGGAAGTGATGCTCTTGCGCACTTCAAATCAATGTGTCCGGATTTTCGCAATCTATTTCCGGTTCTTGAATTGGATATTGATCGTGATATTCGTCAATCGTATAAAGGCGGCTTCACTTATTTGAATCCACTCTACAAGGAAAAAGAAGGTGGCAGCGGCTGGGTACTCGATGTTAACAGCCTGTATCCCTCGATTCTAGCCACAAAACCCCTTCCGGTTAGATTACCTGTGCCGTTTGAAAATAAATACGAATATGATCCACAATATCCTCTATATGTACAATCCTTATCTTGCAGATTTCAAATCAAACCCGGAAAGATACCGTCAATTCAAATCAAATCGCATTTTGCTTTTCGGCCAAATGAGTATCTTGAATCAAGCGACGGTAAATTGGTAAATTTGATGCTAACTAATCCCGACCTCGAATTATTTTATGAGCAATACGACGTATATGATGAGCAATGGCAAGGAGGATGGAAATTTCAATCGGTTGAGGGTTTGTTTGCAGATTTTATCGGTTATTGGACGGAGCAGAAAATTAAAGCAAAGAAAGAGAAAAATGCAGCACAATACCAAATTTCAAAAATCATTATGAACTCGACTTACGGAAAATTTGGTACGAACCCTCTCGGAGCAAAGAAGCGACCATATATTGCAGATGACGGAGCAATTCACGAGTTATATCTGGATATTGAGGAACGTAAGCCAATTTATGTTCCAGTTGCCTCTTTTACAACCTCGTACGCTAGGTGTAAGACAATAAGAACATCTCAGGCAATCAGGGATTGGTCATTAAAGAATAAGGGATATGATGCCTATGTGTATTCGGATACAGATTCAATTCACGTGAGCAGATTAAATTATAATGATTTCGTTCCTCTAAAAGATATTATCGAAATCGATGATTACAAATTGGGTGCCTGGAAGGTCGAAAGTCGCTACTGGCGTTCAAAATACCTACGCCAGAAGACCTACTGCGAATTACAACCCAACGGCAAAATGAATGTTGTGGTTGCAGGCCTGCCAAAGAAGTTATCGCACCTTGTTAATTTTGATAATTTCAAATTAGGATTCAACACAGCAGACTTCACCGATGAAGAGGTCGGCGAAAAAGGTCGTAAGCTCACTTATAAGCACGTTCCAGGAGGTGTCGTGCTGGTTCCAACCGACTTCTCAATCAACTGATATGTTATAATATAAGCGTGTAGTTCCTCATTGATCTACATAACTTTCGTTTAAGATGGCCGCCGCAGTTTCCATTCCGCAGGCGGCCTTCTTGTGCTATAATAGATAGATGCTTTTGGACTCCTCTCTGTTTCGTCAAGAGGAGTCATTTTGTTGTAAATATTACAACATAATTTTTATTGACTTTGCTAATCATTACCGTTATACTGATAATATAAACTTAAACGAAAGGACAAAATGAGCGGAACGAAGGAAGGTGGTAAAAAGGCGGCTCTTACCAATATGCAGAAGCATGGTAAAGAGTTCTACGCTAACATTGGCCGCAAAGGTGGCAAAAATGGCCATACCGGAGGTTTTTACAACAACCCTGAACGCGCTGCCGAACTCGGTCGAATCGGTGGGTCAAAATCCAAACGAGGACCTGCAAAGCATGCGAAACATTAGAAACGAAAAAGAAGAACAACTAAAAATCTTACTCAATCTGATAACAGAATTTGAGGATAGAGCATTAAAAACAAAAAGGAACACAGAACATGTATTATTACTTAAATGTGCAGAGTTATTACAAGACTATGCATCCAACTTAATGAAGGAAGTAATGAATGAAAAATAACGAAAGTTTTACCCAAAAGGAACTCACAATTATCTATCATTGCCTCAACGATACGATGTCCGCTATATCAAAGATGGACGAAATCACAGAGGAAGATAAGAGAATATTAAGAAACAATATTAGGGATGTTGCCTATAAGGTGGCGACTAAATTGGAGGCATTCGAGGATGGAAATTCCTGTTAAATACAACGACAAACCACAGCGAGTCGACGTGCGAATAGATTCGTTGATTCGGGAAATCGAGATTTATGATAACTCACTACACCATTCAAGTTAAAGATCACAAGCTGGCGGTTAAAGAAGAAGACCTCACGCTTGACGATTTTGACACCATTAAGAATTCCCTCAAACACTATTATTTAACATTAGAAAATAGTTATGAGAAAATGGTTACAGAAGGTATAGATGATATATCACAATCAATTAGAATTAAATTAGAGAAAGTGCGGCAACTAAGGAGGAAGTTGGATGGAAACGATTAGCAAAGATTTCATTGACGAAGCAGTAGAGAGGACTTACAAGAAGATGCTGCATCGTGCAGAACTGCGACGTGCAAGATTAAAGAAGAAGACGGCCAAGCGCAAGAAGGAACGTCAAAATAGAAGGAGGGCAAGGAAATGATAATCTCACACGAAGACCCAGAATCAATCGAGGAACGAAGCCATCTCGGGCCATCGTTCCATAACGGAGCATATTATTACTCCAAAGATATCTGCGAAAATATCATTCCTCTGGTCAAAACCGACCGCCATTGGATTACAATCATGGTCGGAAAGAAGTGTTTAGACCATTCAATCTATTTCATCCATAACAATCTTTACCCTTACAAATATAACTTCATTAAAAATTACAAAGACGTGATTGTGGTTTCCGGCACACCAGAGACCGCCAGACGTGTGAGGACTTTGGGCCATTCTTTATATCTTCCGCTCTCGGTTGATGTAGAATATGTCAAACAGTTTAAGCCAAAGCGTAAGACAAAAGAAGTTTGCTATGCTGGCAGACGATGCAAGATATACTCTAATCTAGTCCCAAAGGGCGTTCCAAAACTCGGAGGAATGGAACACGACGAATTACTCAAAGAGATGGGTAAATACAAACAAGTCTATGCAGTAGGTCGAACTGCAATTGAAGCGAAGATTCTTGGCTGTGAGGTACTTCCTTATGATCCAAGATTTCCAGACCCGGAAGTTTGGCAAATCTTAGATAATAAGGATGCCGCCATGATTCTACAAAGTTTTATTAACGAGGTTGAAAATGAAAATAATAGGGGCGGACACAAAAGAATTTTCAGAGGCTAGAAATAGGCTCATTCACGGTAAATTTAATGGTGCCTATTTCTACGCAAAGGAAATTGAAGAGAATATTATTCCGTTAGTCAAAACTAATAGGCCCTGGGACCTTCTCGGAAAGCGTTCCACCGGTTCTTTTGACCACGCCATCGTGTTTTTACATAACAACGCAGACCACGAGCGCATCTATGGCGGATGGCTAGGTAAAAACTATGTTGACCAGATATTTGTGGTTAATCAACCAAGCACGGAGCGCTATGTTAAATCTCTGGGCCTGCCATGCATCAATCTTCCGGTTTCAGTAGATTTGGACTACGTGAAGAAGTTCAGAACGAAAAAGACGAAAGAGGTTTGTCACGTCGGTAATCGCTGGGGTTGGCGTAGAGCGGATATCGAAAAGTACGTGCCAAACGATGTAGATTTTGCACCTTGGGACATGGAGCGTGACGATTTACTTCGCTTCATGGCACCATACAAGAAGGTTTATGCTGTTTCTCGCTGTGCTGTTGAAGCAAAGGCTCTCGGCTGCGAGGTGTTAAAGTGTCATTCCGAACTCGATCCAGAAGACTTCCCGATGCTAGACAACAAAGAGGCAGCAAAGATATTACAGGAGAAGTTAGATGAATATGAACGAAATAAAGAAAAAGACAATCATTAAATTATTAAAAGATTTTGAGAAGACACGTTCAATCGATTCCGCTTGTACTGCTTGTGATATCTTAATCGAAGAGCTAAATGCTGGCCGCCTTACATTAGAGTAATATGCTATAATGTAGGCATGAAGGAATTTATCTGTGCCGCAACTGCTGGACTCGGAACATTCCTATCATTCGTCTTCGGTGATTGGGATGTTGCTTTGCAATGTCTTATAATCGCCATCGCAATAGATTATATTTCCGGTATAATCAAAGCTTTTATTAATAAGGAACTATCCTCCAAGATTGGCGTGAAAGGGCTTCTCAAAAAGGTCGGAGTTCTGTTGATTGTTGCTCTCGCAACTCTTATCGACAAAATCACCGGCGAAACAGGAATGGTTCGGACGCTGGTTATATATTATTTTGTTGCGAACGAAGGCCTCTCGGTAATTGAAAATCTCGGCGAGGCAGGACTTCCGATTCCAGATGTAATCAAAAAAGCATTAAAGTCGTTGAAAAACGAATCGAAAGGGAAATCAAATGATAAAAAACTTTCTCGTAAAAAGAGGTGATCAGTTAGCGTTCACCATCACCTTTACGTCTTCCACTCCTGTCACGGCGATGGAATTCGGTGTAAAGCAAAAATATTCTGACGATTCTTATACTATTATTAAATATCTCGGTAATGGCATCACACAGCAAAGCACAACAAAGTATTTAATCAATATTCCAAGCGAAGACATGGCTAAGCTTGAAATAAAGAACTATGTCTACGACCTCAGAATGAAAACCGGTAATGTTGTTAGAACCCCTCTTTCTGGTAAGTTGATGATAAAAGAAACCGTATTCGAGGACTAATATGGACGACGAATTATTTATTAGCACAGATAATATCTTGCTCGGCGAAGATAGTGGTGTATTCGTTGGCGGCGATCAAGACCTATTATCTGAATCAGAGTCCATCGTTGGCCCTCCTGGTCCCCAAGGCCCCGCGGGAAGAGATGGCAGAGATGGCGTTGATGGTCAGAGCGCAACGGTTACAGTTGGCTCGACTACAACCACCGCTCCGGGAACCGATGCCATTGTCACCAATGTCGGCACAAACCTTAATGCAATCTTAGATTTTTCTATTCCTAGGGGAGCCGTTGGCGAAACCGGCCCTGCGGGCGCCGATGGCGTTGATGGGGTTGATGGAAGCGATGGCTTCTCCCCGATTGCAACCGTCACGCAGACAGAATATGGCGCCGCCATATCAATTACTGATTCCAATGGCACGACAACCGCTGATGTTGTTAACGGTTCGCAAGGTCCACAAGGTCCTGCCGCAACGATTGCTGTTGGGACTACAACCACAGGAAACCCTGGTACAAATGCAAGCGTTACAAACTCCGGTACATCGAGTGCTGCTGTATTTAATTTCACTATTCCTCGGGGCGATACCGGTGCCGCCGGCCAGGACGGCAATGATGGCCAGGCTGCAACTATTGCTGTTGGAACTACCACAACAGGCGCTGCTGGCACGAATGCTTCTGTTACTAACTCAGGAACTAGCTCTGCCGCTGTGTTTAATTTTACTATTCCAAAAGGTGATACCGGTGCCGCCGGGGCCGATGGAAATGATGGCCAAGCTGCAACTATCACAGTTGGCTCTACTACGACAGGAGCGGCTGGAACAAGTGCATCTGTTACAAACTCAGGTACATCGAGTGCCGCCATTCTTGATTTTACAATTCCAAAAGGTCAAGATGGGTCAATCGAGGATTTGACAGCAGTTCCAAAATTTAACGCGTATTATAATACGACTTATTCGTCGTTCCCTGCTGATACCCCTATTCCTTTCAACACAACACAGGTCAACGTTGGAAGCTTCTCGATGACGAACGGAAGAGTAACAATCCCTAAAACCGGTAATTATATGATTACTATTCAGTTGTGGGTCCAAAACGGCGGCTCTCGCTCTTGGTGGAGGCTCCGCCGCAACGGTAACACCATTGGTGAATCTATCATTTCCGGTACAAGCTATTGGGGTCTAACGGCGATCAGTAATATCTACCCATGCACACAAGGGGATATTATTGATGTTATTAAGAACGGTTCAGAATCAGTTAACTTAAACTCTGGTAGTGCCGACAAGCGTACTACTAGTATATCTATTCAATACATAGGATAAGGAGGAATATGGCCTGGGAACAAGTACAACCATTCAACCCGAAGAAGATGGGTACACTAAAAGGTTATTGTTTGCAGAACGTTGCAAAGGGATTCGGTGCATATCCGAGCGCAAATCCCTCGCAATCTGCAAAAGATGACATGAATATTAATATATCTAAGGGAACCTTTCACAAGGGCATGAGCGATATTCCAACGAATTGCGCTGTGATTGTATATATCAAAACAACGAGCAAATATGGTCATTGCGAGGCTTATGATAAAACTACCTTCTACAACGACGGCAAGGCAACGAAGAACCCTGGAATTGTACTCGGATGGGGAGAAATCTGCAACGGTTTCAGACTAGTTCGCAAAACTGCTCAAAAGACTTTCCTACCAGCAAAGGGCTATTGGGGTAGAGGGGATAAAGACCAGCGCATTGCTGATCTAGCACTATTTATGCGCCAAACCTTCCCTTCCTATACCTCGGCCAAAGCCCTCGGGCCAGAATTTGGGCCATATCTTGAAAAGGCAATCAAAGAATTTCAGAAACGGGCAGACGTTAAACCGAAGCTTATTGCTGACGGCTATGTCGGACCGAAGACCTATGATGCATTAAAGAAATATGGGTTTGTATACTAATGGCAAAATATAACGTTCCACACGCTACTTATGACGAGTTTAGAGATGCTGTAAATGGCCATGGATATAACATGGATAATTTATACGGTTATCAATGTTGGGATGGCGTGGAATTGCTCTATACCCAGAACGACATTGGCCAACACCTTATTACCGGCAACGGTACAGCAAAAGGGTGTTGGCTAAATTCCAACGCCAGAGCAATCAACGCCTCTGGTCATTTCTCGCAGGTTATTTCTAAAACGGATATTAAGAAGGGTGATATTATAGTCTTTAATACCTATTCCGGCTGGTACGGAAACACCGGTCATATTGGCTATGCAAATGAAGATTATAATGGTACAGAGTATATTTCCTTACTATCCCAAAACTTTGGCTCCGGTTCGAATCCTCAAACCGGCAAGCCCTTTAATATTATGAATGCTTATCTCGGAACTGCCTTCCTCGGAGCGTTTCGCTACGATCGATGGCAGAATCAACCCACTCCAACACCTACAACGGAATGGCCCGAAGAGGACTTTCCGTGGCCGATTGCATGGGAACATTGGGGATGGAAATAACATTTGACAAAAGTGGTATAATATAGATATGACGGAAGAAGAATTAAGTAAAATCAATGACAATATGAAAGATAAGATTGGTGAGGAATCCTTCGCCATGATTCTTGATGACATCGGCACGATCATGACCGGTCGTGAAGTGATGGAACAAAGCATCAAGGAACGTGACGATACAATTGCCGATCTTAAATCGAAGAATGAAAAGTTAGTTGCTGCAAATGCACAACTTTTCAAACAAATCCCTGTTGGCCATACTAGCAAAGAAGCGGACGAGGTAGACGATTCTCCTACTAAGGATATTCGCCTTAAAGATGCTTTCGATGCTAATGGTAATTTTAAACATTAATATAGGAGAATAAAGATGGGTCCATCTACCGGTCTACAAACCGCTCTCAACAAGATGCGTGAGATGTCTGTCAAAGAAGGCAGCGTTTACCATCAGTACGTACCGATCATCACCGATTTGACTTCTATTGGTGAGTTCGGCCAGCCAATTCTTGAAATGGAAGATGTTCGCAACGAATTCATTTCGAAGTTGGTCAAGCGTATCGCTTATACGCAAATTTCTAGCAAACTATTTAATAACCCTCTTGCACAGCTCGAAGGTGAGCAGGTACCACTCGGTTACGCTGGTCAGAATATCTTCGTGAACCGCGCGCGTGGTCGTCAGTTTGATGTCGACGACTTCGCAGGCCTCTTGCAGAAGTACGAATCCGATGTCAAGGTTGAATACCAGACGGTCAACATGGATGTTCAATATCCTGTTACTGTTACCCGCGCTAAAATCAAGAACGCTTTCGTTTCTTGGAGCGCACTCGAAGAGTTCATCAGCGGCATTACTACGAGCCTCTATGCTGGTGCTTCCATTGATCAGTACAATTGGACGAAAGCTCTCGTTTCCAATGCTTACCGCAACGGTCATACCATCAACAAGATTGTTGAGGCTCCAACCGATGCTACTAAGGCTAAGGCATTCGTCAAGGCTGCTCGTGAGTACTTCATGAACTTCCAGACCCCAACCAGCGATTACAACGCTTGGGCAAAGGTCAACACCGATGATAGCAAACCAATCATTACCTGGACTGACCCAGAAGATGTCGTCTTCATCATCCGCAACGATGTTCTCGCTGAACTCGACATTGAGGTCATGGCAAGTGCATTCCACATTGATTCGGCTAAGCTTTACGGCCGCATCATTGGCGTGAAGGACTTCGATATCTACAACGACGAAGGCGAAAAGGTCTTCGACGGTGGTGCTATCCTTGGTATGATGGCAGATAAGAGCTGGTTCAAGATTAAGAGCCAGGATGTCGAAATGGACACCTTCTACAATGCCAACAACCGTACCTGGCAGTACTACCTCAACGTTGTCAAGATGTACAACTACTCCCTCTTTGCAAACGCTGTTGTGTTCGCTACCGAGGAGCCATCCGATTACTCTTACTAATCGGACCCGTACCGGAAGGGAAATCCGGAATTTCAAGAAAAAGGCCGCAAAAAGCGGCTTTTTTCTTATGATATAATGAAATTATGGCAGTTATAGCACCAAATTCGGAAATTTATTTAATTAAATGCCCGATTGAATTAGACAACTTGAACCAATTGAGTTTTGCAAGCTCAACGGCTCAACACAACTATTTCAATGGTCTTCCGAAATTGAGCCTGACTAATGCTACGTTCCAGCGAAAGGATGGAACTATCCGCTGGCCTGGTTCAATGGAATCAATCATTGAATATAATTATTGCATGTACCGAAACAAGAATCACGGAAATAAGTGGTTCTATGCTTTTATTGACAACATGGAGTATATCGCTGATGGAATGACTTCTATCAAGATTTCAACAGATGTTTGGCAAACCTGGCAGTTCGATTTAACCTTTAAAGCATCCTATGTCGAACGCGAACACACGAATGACGATACAGTAGGTCTAAACACCATTCCGGAAGGATTAGACACAGGGCCTTATGTCTGTAATTCCCTTACGGATCTAGTCTATGCTGATCCAACTACGATCTCAATAAATGATGTTTGGAGCCAGGGTAATTACCCAGATTTAATGGTTTGTATTCAGTTAACTACCCTAAAACTCCGCGACGGTGGTCAATTTGTTATGCCATCAAACGCGGCCTATTCCTACGTTAACTCTGTGCCTCAGGGTCTTCACATTATTGCCTTACCGTTAGATAAATATTATCTTGGCAATCTTTGGACTATGATTGGCCTCTATGACACTAACGGTCAGGCTGATGCCTTAGTTTCAATGTTCGTTTTGCCCCGTGAGATTACAACCTGGACGGCGATGACAAACACCGGCTCGGCCGCTAACATTAAGACTTTTGCACCTGCTGACTCTAACACTCCTAAGTTGATGCAATTCTGGGATTCTGTTGCTGAACAGTACAAGACAGAAATAACTCTTAATGGTCCTTCAACTTTAAACGGTTACACGCCAAAGAATAATAAATTAAAGGTCTGGCCGTATTCCTTCATTACTGTTTCCAATAATAACGGCGCAGATGTAGAATTCCATTACGAAGATTTCCGTCAAGGTACGCCAAAGTTTAAGATTCTAGGGAGCCTCGAACAGGGTGGTGCCATTTCCTGTCTACCTACTAACTCTTATATCTCTAAGGCTTCCGATAGTTCAGGTGGAAACGATGGATGGATTGAGGGTGTTCCTGGTGGTAAATTCCCACAGGTTTCATGGAAATCTAATTACTACTTGAATTGGAACGCCCAGAATGGCAAGAATATTCAAATTCAAAGCGCACTCTCTGCTGTTGGCTTCGCGTTCGGTGCAGGCCAGGCAATTGATGCTGCAACCCATGCACACGGCGTAGATACTGCAGTAGAACGTGGTTACTTCCCTTGGGAAGAGAAAATGAATATCAATGCTGGTAGTTTGCTTGGTAACGTTGTAAACTTTGCTTCCTCTGTTGCTAATACCCAAAACGCCATCAGAAACGCTAAAGCAACTCCAGATCAGGCCAGAGGTAACGGTGCAACAGGAACTCTATCCTACTCTGTTGCTGGCGGTAAATATACCGTTCGTAATATGTGCATCAAACAGGAATACGCGATCGCCATCGATTCCTACTTCTCAATGTTTGGTTACAAGACCAACAGAATGAAGGTACCTAATATTACAGGTAGAGCGAATTGGAATTACGTCAAAACTGTCGGATGCAACATTATTGCAAATATCCCTCAGGGTGATCTACAACAAATTAAATCGATGTTCAATAACGGTGTAACGATTTGGCACAATGCCAGCACTTACCTCGATTATTCGCAAAATAATAATATTATATAGGAGTAATAAATGCGTAGAAGATTTGTCGGTAATCGCGTCACGAAGTTCAAAGACTTCATGTATATCAACGACGACACGTATATCGATTACCTAGAACGATTAAAGAAGATTGCAATCTCACTCTTCGAGTGGAAGGGGTTGCCAGAATCCATGGATGCACGCTTCCTCGAATTCTGTCTTTACTATACAGGCCAAGCGGCTCTTCTTAAAAACGATGCCGGTGTTCTAATTAACACCAAGGCCTGTACCGCTGGGGATATTAATATCTATGAACTTCCAACCTCAATCAACTGTTACTCGGTTGGGTTCAACCAGACGAAGAAGGTGTTTGATGGATTCGTTGCCGAGGGTGCAAATGAAGAAGATTATGCGGTACACGTATTAAACAACCTCAACCGCACCGCAACGGCCTACACGATTGAGTTATTTGCTTATCGTCTATATTTGGCACAGCGTACCGCAGATATTAACATATCGGTCAATAAGATGCCGTTTATTATCACAACCGAAGAGAACCAGAGGCTCACGATGGAAAACCTCTTCAACCAGATTGATGCTAACAAACCGGCCATCTTTGGTGATAAAGACACTATGAGCAACCTCAAGGAAGCGGTCAAGGTTCTTCCAACAAATCCGCCATATATTGCAGATAAGTTGCTCGACTACAAGAAGCAGATTTTCAACGAGGCCCTCGAATTCCTCGGCATCAACTACCTATCTGAGAAGAAGGAACGTCTTATCTCTAACGAGGTCAACTCTAACAATGAGTTGATTAACTTGAACCTCCAATCCTACCTCGTTCCTCGCCAGAAGGCCGCAGAAGAGTTCAACCGCTTATTTGGTACGAATGTCGAAGTCAAAGTTCGCTCTGACTTGTATAATATAATCAAGGAACAAGAGTCGATTGTTTCGGATTATAACGGTGACGGTTTAATCACCGAAGAAGATATGGAGTTAAAGGATGAGTAGATATACTGTCGAACTCCGGGACATTGTGGAAAACACTTCCCGGGAAGAAGTAGAGTCATTCTTTACCGATTACAAGCTCGAAGACTACCTCACACCGCAAGAAATTGCGGTGATTGAGGAGCGTGGAACTTGGTCGAAAGAAAGACTTGCACAGAAGATTGTAGATCATTACTACATGCGCGAAATTGGCCTGGAAACTGTTGGCCTATTCAAGCTCAAAGCGAAAGTTGCCATGCAGGAAATCATGGAAGAGAAACTTCCTCTGATTTACTCTGCTGCCATTAAATACGACCCACTCGTTAACGTGGATTATACAGAAGAAATTGATTCCGCTTCGTCTAGCAATTCGCAGGGCAAGAGCAAGGGCGTTTCATCTGGTCTAAATGTCAATTCTGATACACCACAAGGCCAAATCAGCAAGAGTGCTATTCTAAATGGCTCCTATGCCTCCTCAACGGGCGCAAATGAAGCAGAAAGCACGAATGAGGATATTAGTAGTGCAAATGGCTCACAAACCTCTACAAAGCATGTAAAGGGCAATTCTGGCATTTCTGCTACGGCTCAGAAGATGGTGCAACAGTATCGTGAAAATATTATAATGATAGATAGAGATATAATTAAGGATTTAGCATCTCTATTTATGGGTATTTATTAGAAAGGAGTTAAAATGTCTAATCCAATCCCATTACCTCCGTTCAAAGCCTTCTTGGCTTCGAACATTCCGAGTGTATATGACAATACGCTCACCTATTACGAGGAATTAACCAAATTACTCGCATATTTGGAACAAGTTGTCGTACCTGCGATCGATAAGAATACGACCGATATCGACAACGTAGAGGAGGGCCTCAAAGATTTAAAAGCGTACGTTGATCATTACTTTGACAATCTCGACGTTCAAGAAGAAATTAACAACAAACTTGACGAGATGGCAGAGGGTGGTCAATTAGCTGGTATAATCGCACAATTCCTCGAAATCGCACCTGTATTTGCTTATAGCACTATTGCAGAGATGGCCGCTTCGACTAATCTCTCGAATGGCTGCATCGCACGCGTACTCGGTAATACGAGTGCTGCCGCTGGTGATGGTGCTTATTATAAAGTACGTACCAAAGAACCAGGTGAAACCGGTGACGGTGTACAGAAGGTTGAAGTCGGCGCAACTTTGATTGCTGACCGTATTCTTAATCCTGATGCTGTTGCAATTGAGCAACTCGATAAGGCTGTGCTTGACGAATGTAAAATTAACTTCGTCTATCGTGGTCGTGATACCGGTTCTTGTCGTTTAGTACGCGCTGGCGGTAAAAACATTTTGATTGACTTGGGCCTTGGAAGCGCTGTTGATGATTTGATTCTTTACCTCAAAGCAAATTCGATTGAGAAGATTGATTACATTATCATTTCGCATTACCATACTGATCATATCGGTGGTGATAGTGGTGAAGGTATTGAAGCAATCCTCGAAGATGAATACTTTGACACCTCTGATTTGACGGTTATTTTGCCACATAAGGGCATCAATTGGACCACGCTTGGAAACTATACAGATGTTACTGTGATGCAGGCCGCTGAAACTGCAATTAAAGCCGCTTTGACTGCTGCTGACATTACCTATGTAGAGCCAGACGATGGTGATGAGCTTACGATTGACTCTCAAACCAAGTTCAAGTTTAACAACATCGGTTCAACCTATTACTCGCATTACTATGAATCTGGTCTATATAACAACTTCTCAATGATCGTGACGTTGATTAATGACCAAATTCGTACTGTAATCTTCTCTGATGCAGAAGAACTTGCACAGAAGTACAATGTTGACAATGTTGACTATGCGAATATCGTTACGGCTCCTCATCATGCAATGAATCAATATAGTGATCCAGACATGCTCCGTAAGTTGAATTCGGATTACGAAGTGATTGAGAACCTTTACGATGAAACCGATAACTATTTAATGAATGCTCTTGGTGTTACTGACCAATTTAGTGCATATCTGCGCACAATTGGCTGTAAGGTCTTCTCTTCCAATGAATCCGGTGAGATTGAATTTACCATCAAGAATAACAATATCAAAGTTGTTACGACCAACGGTGCAATGACCCTCAAATCCAACCTTGAAACTGTTAGCGGTGGCTTAGAGATTGCTGCTGGTACGAGTATTGATTCGATTAAGAGTGTTGGCGCATACTACACAAAAACGAGTGCCATTACGAATAGCCTTCTTAATATGCCAACCGGTTATACCGATATTGGCCCAATTCGTTTAATTAACGAACAAATTGGTCCATTCTCTGGCCAAATCAAACAGACTATCCGCTCGCCTCGCTTTATCCTCCAACGCTTCCTCTGGGACGGCACAACTTGGAGCAATTGGACGGTCTTGAATGATTACGGTCTTGGCTGGACTCCAAATGTAATTCCAGATAGTGCAGATGCTGATACCTACATCTATCCTGGTAAGTATATGATTAACGGTGGCACGAACTATGTCACGATTTCACACTTGCCAGAAGAAGGCGGTGGATCTAATGCGATTCTTCTGGTCATGCAAGGACGCAGGAATTACGATACCATCCGCCAAATCCTATTTACTGCTGGTAATGTATATTGGCGTACAGGCTCTTCTAGTGGCCAATGGAGTACCACAGTAGCTAACACTACATGGACCAAATGGCAAAGATTTGATACTACCGAAGTAGATTACCAATAGGATATATACCACCCGACCTACACATTCCCGGCCGGGTGGTTTTTTGAGGCTCTGATTGCGCTTGTAAGG